AGAAAGCGTATTCCGTAGAGCCTGAGTTTGTTGAACAGTACTTGGCTTTTGCTGAAGAACTGTTGATGAGTAAACGCGAAGTGCAGGGCGACGCATTCCGTTCGTATTGCAAAGACCGGGGCCTTGTTCGACCAGAGTCTTTACATCCCAATGTTTGGGTTTCGGGGGTCAGGGCTCTCAAAACAATAGGTTGGATTGATCGCATTGGCAAAGTTGAACCTACCCAGTTGCACAACCACATGCCCACCGTTACTTTGTGGCGGAGCACGTTACCGGTATCAAAACAAATGACCACACTACGAATTGACCTTGAGACGTACAGCGATGTCGACTTGAAAAAGTGCGGCGTGCACAAGTACGTTGAGTCGGACAACTTCGAAGTGATGTTGTTTGCCTACGCGTTTGATGACGAAGCGGTTGAAGTAATTGACTTTGCCAGCGGGGAGAAACTACCTTATTGGCTTTTTCTTAAACTGTACGACCCGGAGGTTATTAAGACTGCGTACAACGCAGCGTTTGAGATAGCTTGCTTGAACAGGATCCTTGACGCCAACCTTGAGCGAGAGCAGTGGCGTTGCACCAGCGTGCATGCGCTGTACCTTGGCCTGCCCGGTAACCTTGGTGATGTGGGCAAGGTGTTAGGCCTTGGAGCCGACAAGCAAAAGCTGGCATCGGGCTGGGCGTTGATCCGCTACTTTTGCCTGCCATGCAAACCTACCTTGAAGAACGGCGGCCGCACGCGCAATCTACCTCAGCACGATCCGGACAAGTGGGCGCTGTTTAAAGAATACGGTGCTCGTGACGTTGAGTCAGAGCGCGAGATCGCAACACGGATTGCAAAGTTTCCTGTGCCCGACAAAGAGTGGAAGCTGTGGCACCTTGATCAACGGATGATGAGCATTGGAATTAAGGTCGACCGCGAGTTGGTCAACGCAGCCATCGAGTGCGACGGCATATTTAAAGAGCGGATGACCACGGAGGCCATCGCTCTTACAGGTTTAGACAATCCCAATTCCCGCGACCAGTTGCTCAAATGGTTGCAGACCGAAGAGGACGACGACACGATCGTTGACCTGACCAAGAAAAGCGTGCCCAAGGTTCTTGAATCTACGGACAGTGCGATAGTGCGACGCGTGCTGGAGTTGCGGCAAGAAATGGCCAAGACAAGCGTGTCCAAGTATCACGCCATGGCCCGGGCTATGTCCGACAAAGATGATTCGGTCAAAGGCTTGACCCAGTTTTATGGAGCGAACCGCACCGGCCGCTGGGCCGGTCGTTTGGTGCAGGTGCAGAACCTGCCGCAGAACAAACTGCGCGACATTGACTTGGCCCGCAACTTGTTGAAGAAGCGCGACTACGAAACCCTTGAGCTGCTGTTTGGCAATGTGCCTGACACGCTCTCACAGCTCATCAGGACTGCGTTCGTTGCGCGGGAGGGGTGTAGGTACATCATCGTCGACTTCAGCGCCATTGAGGCCCGTGTGATCGCTTGGATGGCATGGTGCCAGTGGCGCCTTGATGTGTTTGCCACACACGGCAAGATCTACGAAGCGTCGGCTGAGCAAATGTTTAACTTGCCGGCCGGCAGCGTCACGAAGAAATCGCCGTACCGACAGAAGGGCAAGATCTCCGAGCTTGCACTCGGCTATCAAGGCGGGGCCGGCGCACTCAAGACCATGGGCGCGTTGGAGATGGGCTTGACCGAGGACGAGCTTGAGCCGATCAAGGAAGCGTGGCGTGCGGCCAACCCGGAGATCGTTCAGTTCTGGTACGCGTGCGAACGCGCAGCCAAGGAAGCGGTGCTGGGCAAGGGGTCGGCCACACTAGCCATCGCTGGCAAGAGGACGTCTCTGGTGTTTGCCTACGAGTCAGGTTTTCTGACAATCCAATTGCCAAGCAAGCGCAAGCTGTTCTATGTCAAGCCGCGGATCGAGTCGGAAGACCTTGTGCGCGGCGGGTTTGTTGTGGCCAGAGCCGGGTCACTGACATACGAGGGTCAGGACCAGAAGACCAAGCAGTGGACTCGCCTGTCTACATACGGCGGCAAGCTGGTGGAGAACATCACTCAGGCAGTGGCACGCGACTGCTTGGCCGAGGCGATGCTGGCGCTGGATGACGAGGGCTACATGCAGTTGGCCACGGTTCACGACGAGATCATCATGGAGATGAGAGGAGGCCCATTGAAAGAAGCAGAAAAGATCATGGGCCGCCCGATTGCATGGGCGCCCGGCTTGCCGTTGCGAGGCGACGGCTTTGAAACCAGTTACTACATGAAGGAGATTGATTGATGAACGCAGACGAAACGCAAGTGGGCGGCACCCACTACAAAGACATGCCGATGCAACCTTGGGCCGTGATGGAAGCCGTGCTGACGCCGGAAGAATTTCAAGGGTACCTGAAGGGCAACATCATCAAATACGCCATGCGAGCCGGTCGCAAACCCGGCACCGACGACGGCGAAAAAGCCGTGCATTACAAACAAAAACTGATGGAGAAACAAACATGGGCATCCTAGATGAAATTAAGGTCAACAGGACCCCCACGCACATGGTTCGCCCTGCGGCCCTTGAGCTGCAGAAGAAGACCAAGCAGACCCTTGGCCCATACGTGGAGCGTCAACGGCGCCCCGGCGAAGTCCGCGCGTCGGAGAACGACTTGTGGCAACGCGACGTCTACCGCACTGGCGACGGCGACTCCACCGCTCAAGTGCCCCGGGCAGGTAGCCTCGTTGCGTTTAGTCTGCCATCACGGGGGAGTCGGACATGAATAACGTGTGGGATCACGTGCATTTGCTGCAAGACCTTGATCCAAAACTTAGCCACTGGTTCTCTACTCGGCTAGACGCACAACAAGTAATACGTCGATTTTTCCCATATGCACGGAGTCGGACATGAAAGACGATGAGATCGAGGACTTGTTTAAGTACGGCTGGATTGACGCTAGCGTTGCCATTGGCATTGCGCTGCTGGCAATAGTGGCGCTGTTCTTTGCAGCGGGGTATTTGACATGAGCCGCCTGTTATTTGCTGCCGCCCGTGGAGCGAGGATACAGTCAAGATGGGTAAAAGGAACGCAGTGGCAAACAACGGGTCAATTTGTGTTTGTTGATGGGATGCGCTACTACCGCATCCACCCGGATGACGAACATCTCCAGTACGGCCCGATCAGCACGGAGGTACGCAACATTAGGTTGACTGACTTACAACTGCCGCATTTAGCCCTTGCATCAGCATGTGTGTGCGGCCTTGACGGTACTTGGTCAAAAGACTGGCGCAACCAAACCACAAATGAACGGGCCACGGCTATGTTGATTTTGGCCGAAGCACTGGCCGATGAGGGGATGTGATGACTGACATTGAAATCGACAAGGCGCTGGCGCTGGCTATTGGGTACAAGCTGTTTGATGTTAAGTTCCACGACGATATGTGGGCAGTTGTTGTGTACAACGGTAGTTGGCGCGTGTTCTCCCACCGCGACTGGAACGTGATCGGCCCGATTGCGGAGAGGTACGACTGCTTTCCTTTGCGGCTAAGGGGCAGGGCATGGGAGGCAATATCAAGAAGCAAATACAAACTCGGGTTTTTTAACGCAGACACACCACAACGTGCCATTGCATTGGCGGTGATAGGAGCAACAAAATGACTGACATAAGACAAGCAGCAAAAGCGGTGGTAGATCGCTGGGATACGCCAGCTTGGGAGTGGCGCGACCAAGGCCCGACCGCTGATTTGATGGCAGACCTACGCAAAGCACTAGCACAGCCAGAGCAGGAGCCGAGTCAGTGGCGCGACATGGTTGTAGTCAGCCTAGTCCGCGAGGGTATCAACAAGCACAAAGCGCGTGAGTTGGCTGATCACTTTGCCACCCCACTTGCAGCAGCGCAGCCAGAGCAGGAGCCGGTGGCGTATGACAAAACAGAAATTAACTGCTTTGTGCAAGATTTGTACGACGAAAAAATGCAAAATGGAAAGCACGGCCACTACGAAACCTTGTTCCATGTTGTGCATCAGGCAATCAAAAAAGTTGCCCCACCCAAGCAGCAAGCCGAGCCGTGCATAGGAAAAGACCCGCGATGCCCCTGCCAAGACGGAGATGCGTGTCATTACAAAGACTGTGGGAATACGAAGGCACGGTTAGTAGCACAGCCAGAGCATGAGCCGGTGGCGGACGGTAACAAAGTGATTTGCCCAGCCTGCTGTCACCAATTCCGTGCAATCCCTACGGCGGTGCAAACGCTTATGTTAAACGCTGGATTTGAGCCACCATTCGTCACCCCACCAGCACCACAGCGTCCGTGGCTAAGTCTGACGGGTGCTGAGATAGACGCAAACGAGATCCTGCGCTATCACTTCAGCCTTAACAACGGCCCGGTGACAAGGGCGGGAATGGCAGTTGTTGACGCCGTAACAGCCATGTTGAAAGCAAAGAACCATGGATAACTGGCCCTTTCCCACTGAACTGCCCAAGCCGCAGCCAGCTAAGCCCATCCCCTTCAATCCCAACAACCACGAGGACGCGCCATGGTGATCACTAATGACGAGGAATTCGAGCTCGTAGAACACGAACGAAGGTTCAAGCTGGACAGCACACGCACCGCGATGGTGTCGCATGAGTATTACTGGATACCCATCGACCCGTCGACCCCGACCGGTGTCAAGATACTGATGCTGGGGCGCGGCGGCGTGGCTTCACTTGGCCAGTACCGGCACCGACCCAATGAGACCCAGTTCTGGACCCACTGGGCTCCATTGCCGCGGAAGAGGGCATGAAGACCGAGCTCCTTGTGCGCAACACCCTGCGCGTCCATCCTGACGGCTTGACCATCAACGAGATTGCCCAATTTGCCGGGGTGCCCTACCGTTACGCCCACCGGGCGGTGACCAAGATGCCGGACGTCTACATCGACCGCTGGAAGCCGCCCCGGGGCGCATGCCCGCATC